GAGGGCCATATAGGTATAATATTGAGCAGGTATTACACACCAAGTAACGTAGACAAAAAGGTTTGGTGTAAAGAGTTTGGTTCAACGCAATTACTAGAGATTACACATTGGACACCACTACCTGACACAAATGAATACAACCCTCAAGAATATAAGAGACTTAACAGCGTCTACATCACTACGGAGGAAACAGAGGATGTATCAGATGAGTAAAGAAGATCAGGCGGATCGGCAGGCGTATTACTGGTGGGCAAAGACCCGTATTCGTAAAAGTAAAAAAGAAGTTATGGATATTGAAATTTGGAACGCCGCCTGTGCCTACAAAGACAAGCGCATCGCGGAGCTGGAGGATGGATTTCAAGAAATCATAGCACACATAGAGCACGGCACTTACTTAAATGAAATCATGGACATCGCTCAGGCGGTTCTATCAGAGGGAGGCGCGGATGAGTGACAAAGATCAGGCGCTATATGACGCAATGACAACTATGGCGACACTTCTGGCGTGGCTATCGCCGATGCTGTATCAACCTCAGTTGGCTACGCTACACGATCAGATAGAAACTTTCAGACTATTATCAGAGGGAGGCGGGGATGAGTGATACAGAGAAAAAATACAACGACGCAGAAGGACACCCTAGAGATATTTATGAAATGATTAAGTTTGAACCTGAGTGGGTGGCCGGTAGATTCTTGTCTATCGAACAGGAGTTAAAAACCTACAAGCAAGGCGCGGCTCACGACTCAAAGATTATTCATAGATTGGTGTATGAAAACGACCAATTTAGAACAGCTTTAATGACAATCAGCAAGATAAACGAGATGTCCGCCCCGGCTTATGATCTTGTGGCTTGGTGTCAGAATATCGCTACTGAAGCATTATCAGATGGAGGCAGGGATGACTAAATATAAATGCAATGTCTGCCGTGATACGCTCATTGTCTTTGTAGATTTTAACTGCCCGTTTTGTGTGCCGAAGAAATCTAAGCGAAAAGTCGGGCAATATATCAAGACAAAAGGAGAAAAAAATGACTGACAATGATATCAGGGAAGCGGCGGTAGATTTCGTAGAAAACCTCGAAGAACAGCACACCCTTTTGACGGGCGGGACTATCAGCAAAAAGTATCGATCAGCGATAGTCGGAGCTTTCCGGTTTGGAGCACGATGGATGGCCGAGCGAAACGGCATCACTATTCGTCAACCTCGGAGCAAAAAGGAGTAGAAACACTTTCCCAAAACTGTTATACTGTTCCCATGGCAACGATAAAAGTAACTTGTACCGGATCGGATCATCTGGACATTGCTCAGTTATCAGATTTCCAAGGGGACTTGAAGGTACTCACGGACGACAATTTAAGCAAACTCACCGGCGCCATCTTGAAGTACGGCTTCACGGCGCCGGTGTTCGTATGGAAACACTCAGCGTTCAATTACATTCTGGACGGCCACCAACGAGTCAAGGCGCTCGAAGCGCTTCAAGCCGACGGGTACAGTATCCCGCCGGTTCCTATCGTCTACGTTGAAGCAAAGAACAAAAAAGAAGCCAAAGAAAAGCTCCTGCATATTTCCTCTCAGTACGGGGAGTTCCAATACGAGGGAGTTCAGCGATTCTCGGAGGACTTAGACCTCCCTTCTCTCGACCTGAGGATAGTGAATATCGAAATGCCTCTGACAGACATTGGTATGTTCGACTTCGAACCAATTGACAGGGAGGGGTATGAACCTCCCGATGAGCAGACATGTATCTGTCCTGAGTGCGGGCATGAAGGGTTGAGGAATGACTTCAAGCCTTAACGACTGCACCACCAACTACGTTCCGGAACCCTCATCACGAATATTGAGAAAGACCTTTCGTGCTATGGGATGCTCACGCCGGGACGCCAGACGAATCACTCGCGGGATGCTTAGGTACGCTCGCTCGAAGGGAATCGTTAAATGAAAATGTTCCTATCAGCCGTAGAACGGATAGCGCCTCAACTCGGGCCGCTGTCACCTTGGAACCTCGTTTCCATGTTCTACAAGCCGGAGGAGCATTGGGACTACATAATCCAAAACTCACAGCAGGTCCTTGTAGACTCAGGGGCTCATTCATTTCAGAAAGGCAAAACCGTCGACTGGGAAATCTATACCGACAAGTACGCTCACTTCATCGAGACCCATGACAACGACAAGGTCCTCGGGTACTTCGAGATGGATATCGATAACCGGACCTCTCATGAGTTCGTCTTGAAGCTCCGGAAGCGGCTCGAAAAGGTCTCTGACAAGATCATCCCTGTCTGGCACAAGAATCGTGGGTGGGACGACTACGTCAAGTGTTGTAAAAAATACCCCATTGTAGCGATCAGTGGCTTTGTGAAGGAAGACATCCGGCGTGACCAGTTCGGCCTCTTCATCCGTACAGCATGGAAACACGGCGCGAAGATTCACGCACTCGGGATGGGTGATACTCGTGTCATGAAGAAGTTCCCGTTTAACTACACCGATTCTGCAACGTGGCGAAACTGTCAGGGCTTCGGCCATGTCTACACGCCAATAGGGCAAATTAGAACTCGGGTGTCTCAAGGCGGGAAGGAGCAGGCAACCAATATGGACAAAGCGCGTCTCTCGTATGAGAACGCTAAAATTATGCAACGGTATTTCTCGGAGTATTGGCGTCACCTCGACGAGACCGCTCCTTGGGATGCTAAGCGACGGAGGAGAACCCAATGAATTCTCTCATTTTTCTCGGATGGACGATAGCGGCCTTAGGCATTATCATCCTCACCTACCGGCTGTTCGGACCGCCGGGACTATTCGGCATGATAGCGGCTTGCGTCGTTCTCATGAATATCTTCGTTACCAAGTCAGTGATTATTCTCGGTATCGGCGCGACGGGAGGCAATGTGCTTTATGCGGCCATATACTTCTCTACCGATATCCTGAGTGAACACCACGGGAAGAGGATGGCACAAAAAGGAGTCCTGATCGGATTTATAGCGGCCCTGTTCGGCTTGCTCGCTTCGATCGTGACTATCATCATGAAACCAGCCCCTTGGGATTTCGCAAGTGACGCCCTGACGCTGGTGCTATCGCCCATGTTCAGAATCGTACTCGGCTCAATGCTGGCCTATATAATCAGCCAGCGACTCGATACTCATTTATTCGAATGGATAAAGAAAGCCGCACCAAAACATCTATGGCTTCGGAACAATGGTTCTACCATGACCTCACAAGCGGTCGATACAGCGGTTTTCTGCTCAGTCGCCTTGTTGGGATCCATGCCATTCGATGCGTGGCTACAAGTATGCCTTAGCACGTATCTGATCAAGATTATCATTGCGGCCATCGACACGCCGTTTCTGTATCTCACGAAGAAGTCAGACGGCATGATTCGCGACTCGTAAACGATCCCACCCCCCACGAGGCATAACTTGTAGGGGGTTTTCTATAGCCCGCTCCGGATGGGGCGGGTTTCCGTCATTTCAGCAGGTGTACTAAACTTGGTTAGAAAGACGGGAAAACCTTTGAACAGTGGGGTATAAAAAATGCCGACTAAAAAACCAACTGCAGTTCGTAAGACTCCTGCTAAAAAACCTGCACCTAAAACGCCAGCCAAAGACGCCGCCATTCTCGTCAAGGCCGCGCCCGCCAAAAAGACACCTGGCAAGAAGAAGCCCCGGAAGAAACCTACCGGCCCACCTCCTCGTCATTCGGAAGCAACAGTCCTTCGTGCTATCGCTGGAAGCGGTGGTATTATCACCCACGTCGCTAAGGCCTTAAAATTGTCATGGACGGGAGCACGCAACGCTATTGACCGGTACCCGGCTTGTAAAGAGGCCCTCGACTCAGAGCGAGAGGCTATCTGTGACGTGGCCGAGAATCGACTCATTGAAGCGATCAATCAAGGGGATGCTTGGGCGATTCGTTTCTTCCTGAATAACAAAGCAAAACAACGCGGGTATGGCTGGAAGAATCTTTCCATCTCGACCTCTGAACCTCCGAAGGTCATAGGCCTGTATGCTGAAGATTACGATACTCCCGAAGATTAAGGAATTAATCAGGAGCCGGACAAAGTACAAGATCGCCCGAGGCGGTCGTGGTTCCGGGAAGTCTTACGGCATTGGGATCGTACTGCTCCTTCGGGGTTTGGCAGAACCGGGTATCCGAATCCTCTGCACTCGGGAAACTCAGAACAGCCTTGCTGATTCGACCCTTGCGGTCTTGAAGCGTATCATCTCAGATTACGACCTCGGGTACTACTTCGAGCCGACCAAGTACGGACTCCGGACTATTTATGGGACCGAGTTTATCTTCCGAGGGCTTCAACACCCCGACAGGATCAGGTCGCTCGACGATATCAAGTACTGCTGGGTGGCTGAGGCGCACCGTATCCCTGAGGATGCTTGGGAAGCACTCACACCAACTGTCCGCGCTGACAATTCGGAAATCTGGATCGACTACAATCCAGACGCTCCTGACGATCCTGTGGTGACTCGCTTCGACGGCAGGGAGGACGTGACCACTGTTCTTATTAACTGGGACGACAACGATTTCTTCCCTGAGTCGTTGAAAGCCGAGAAGGATTGGGACTTCAAGTCGGATCCAGATAAAGCCGAGTGGATTTGGAACGGCGCTTTCCGGACAATATCAGAGTCGCTCGTCTTCAAAAGGAAGTACGTCGTCAAGGAGTTTGAGACTCGCGCAGATGCTCAGTTTTACCATGGGTGCGACTGGGGCTTTTCTACTGACCCGACCTGCCTCGTTCGATGTTACATCCACAATGGCGATCTATACGTTGACTACGAGGCGTGGGGGCTTCATGTCGAGCTGGATGATATCCCGGAACTATTCGACAAAGTGCCCACAGCCCGGCAATGGAAAATCCTTGCTGACGAGTCGCGACCTGAGACCATTTCTCATGTCAAGAATAAGGGCTTCAAAATCTACGCCGCCAAGAAGGGCAAGGGTTCAGTTGAGGACGGCATCGAATATATGCGATCCTTCCATAAAATCTATGTCCATCCTCGGTGCGTCCATGTCGTCGATGAAATGAAAACCTACTCCTACAAGCGAGACCGGCTGACAGGCGAACCAACGCCCGTGCTGGAGGATAAGAACAACCATTGCATTGATTCCTTGCGGTATGCGCTGTCGAAGGCTCGCAGGGCGCGGACAGGCGGACAAGGAGGCGCGGGTCTCGATGTCCTTTAGTGCAACCTTCAACCACCTTCGTCCTTTTTCGCCCTTATCACCCTTGCTCGCGACTGGTTGATTTCCGCACCGGGAAGGAGTAAAGTATTCCTGATAGCTATTCAACGGGTAAGCGGAGCGAGCCCTACATGGAGTGACCAATGGAAAAACTCATAGGATTGAGTAATGACAGGTCCTAAACCGAGGGGAGAAAATCATGGGTATTTTTAGTCCTCGCCGCCCGCGAGTCCGGAGGATTCCAATACAGGCGACCGAAGGCGCGAAACCCCTGACGTATGTCGAGGGATTATTCGAGCCACAGACGGGTAGCACGATTGGCGGGACCGCCAACAGTTACAGCACCTATTCCTCTCAGGTTACTGAGCAGTACAGGAAATACAATGGCGAGGCGGCGTTCGGGAATCAGCAATGCCGAGCGGTCATCGATATCCGTACCAGTTTCATTTCCGGCGATGGCCCAAGCATCAATGCCGAGAACCCGAAGACTCGCGAGTTCATAGATGAGTTCGTCAAAGTCAACCGGCTATTCGGCTCTCGATTCTTTGACCTTGTACTCGGGGGTGAAATGACCGGGAAACAACTTGTCTTCCTGAAGCGCCAAATAGGCGAAATGCCAAAAGCAATTAGGGTGCCGTGGACCCCTAAAGAGCCGTGGACAGTGATACTCAGTGACAAGTGGGACCCCGAGTCTATTACTGGGATTATGATCAAGCGGGATGGCGTAAACGTTCCCTTGAATATTTCCAATTTTGCCTACTTCCGCCTCGGTGGTGATGATTACGAAGTCAATAAGACGACTACCCGAGTAGGTGTCGTACTCAATGAGTTCGAGAACTACGACAGGGCCCTCAAGGACCTGCGTCTCAATAACCACGTCTCAGCACGAATAACGCCCAACCTGCAAACCGACTCAGATGAAGAGACCGAGGAGGCCGTCGCGACGTTCAAGAAGTCACGATGGAAGATCGGCAAGATGAGGATTGGTACCGGGAAGTTCACCTACGAGACCCCGGGCATGGGTGCCGCTGAAAACCTTCGGGCTGAAATGGCGGCCACCTTGAAGACCATCGCCGCCACTACGGGCATTCCCGTCCACTGGATCGGCTGGGCTGACTTGATGAATAATCGGGCAACGGCAGATTCGCTTTATGAGACGATCAACAATGCCACCCTTCGCGAAAGGAACATCTACGCCGACGGATATAGGGACCTCCTCATCAAGGCGCAGGAAGTATATATCAATTCGGGCGGCACGATGATCTCAGCGGTCGATGAAGACATCAGCGTATCGATTCCGGTCGTTGACAGGAGCGACTTCATTAACCTCGTCAGGGGCCTTTCAATTGCGTTCAGCGACGAGGCAATTTCCATGGCTGACTATCGTTCTGCGCTACCGGGCATCGATCCCATGGAAACCCAACGGCAAGTAGCGGCCGAGAAGGAAGCACGGGAAAAAGAATTAGTCATTAATCCGACGGTAATCCCGCCGGTGGATGAAAACCAAGAGCCGGCGGAGCCGGACGAGGAGTAACGTATGACCAAGAGCGAACTAATTGGACGGGCCGAGGAATTAGGACTCGGCGAGGAAGCGGACCTCGATAGATTGAAAGTGCCTGCACTGGAAAAGCTGATCAAAGCCGCGACCGCCGCGCCTGAGAAGCCGATCAAGGTGGTGACGGTTAAAGACCTGATCCGCCTTGGCAGGATCGAACCCGCGAACAGCGAGGACGAGTGATGAAGCGGGCGAAGGTTTTACCCGTTCAGAACTCGTCAGGGCGTATGGTGACAGCCATGGTCGAAGTCGTGGGGATTGGGATAGTAATCACCACTGAACCGCTTGTAGAGGCTCTAGGTGAACCTCTCGCTGACGACGCCGGAAGGATCACCTTCGCCACAAGCAAAGAAGGATATCAGGAAGCCATTGACAAACTGGTCGCCTATATCGAATCACTCGTACTAAGGAGCCTGAGTCATGATTATCGAAATCCAAGCGTCAAACCTGACCTTGAGCGAGCAGGAGATAAGATCACACCTCCCGCTGGAGTCGTTTCAGAAGTTACAGGGCAAGAAGATTCACCCGTGGATAGTGGGGGAGACGGGGATAAGCCAGCCCCGCGACCTCGTAAGCGGAAGCCAAAAGCAACTGAGATGGCCGAGGATGGCGATTCAGGCGTTGAGGAAGGCGCTCAAAGCGGGGACGAAACTCTTCGTGGGGCACGGGAAGGGGACGAATAGTCACGACGGGAGAACGGAAGTCGGATACGTTGCCGACACGTTCGAACGTGAGTTGCCGGACGGCACCCTTCAAGTTGTAGCCCTTGGGCTCCTCGATTCGGATCGGCCTGAACTCGATGTCTGTAGCATCGAGGCGGATGTCGATATCACAGAATATGGTGATGTCTATGACGTCGCTAATATCTCCGCTGTCGCTTTGGGAAACTCGCGAGTTGACTCTCCGGCATTCCCGGGGGCTCAAAGACTTGCTTCTATGCAGTTTTTCGGCGACAATAAGGAGAACGACTCGCGAGAGTCAAAAGGAGTAACTCGGATGACTTACGCCGAAATCAAAGCTGGAGTAGAAGAATTGGGATTAGCCCCTCATAGGCTATTCACCGCAGATCAGGTCCGAGAGGATAATCGCCTCATGAGAGACCTGTCAGAACCTTTCGTGGCGCAGATCAGCGAGCTTGAAAAAGCGACCGCTGAATTGACCGCAGAAAAGGAACACCTCGCGAGTGAAGCTGAGGCAGGCCGGGAGGCCGCTTCGAAGCTGGCACTTACAGAGGCTAAAACGAAATTGAAAGCGGCCCTGCCGGAAGGCATGACCGACAAGCAGAAAACCTTCTTGCTGAATGAGTTCCGGGCGGAGTCCGAGGAAGACTTGACCGAGGAATCGATCAAGGCCTACGTTGAGCAAGGCACTCAGAAGTTCGCCGAGTATGCTAGAATGTTCGGTGATGAATCCAACCCAAGCGGTGGGGGTACGGACGCTGGTGGTTCCGGAGGGGACACAGAACCCGCAGATGAACTCCTGAAAGCTATCACTGGATAGCAAAGGACATTATCATGGCAAAGAAGTTTGAACTGCTTTCCGGTTCATACCACGAAGTGAAAGCCGTGGCAGGTGGAACCCTAGCCGCTGGTGACTTCGTGTCACAGCAGGAGATCGACGGATTCACTCTGGTCGATGCTGTCGCTACCGACGAGATCGCACTTATCGTCAAGGCCGAAAAGGTCAAAGTCGAGAAGGATGCCGGTACGGCGTGGGTCGCCGGTGACGCCCTTTATTGGGATGCCGTAGGTGAGAACGTGACCACTGTGCTCACCTCGAATACCCTCATCGGGTTCGCATATGAAGCGGCGGACTCTGCGGCTGTTGTAGGTTACATGACCTTCGACGGATCACTCGCTTTCGCTAAGGCATAAGGAGGCCTACGACTATGAAGAATATTGAGAAACTATTCGACCTCGTTTGCCATGCGAACGACGCTGAAAAACACAACCAGCCTTTTGATGGTGTGCCCGCAGAAAAGCACGGCAAGATCATTCAGGCATCACTGCAGGCATTCATGCACGGCACCGGTGCTCCTGCGTTCGACAGGATGGGCAATCCTTTGCCCTTCGAAACTCGTCGACCCATTCAGGCGTTCTCCGGATCGTCCGACCTCCCCGTTCTGACCAAAGATGTTTTCTCGGTCAGTAACCCCACCCCGAACTTCGACCTTGCTTGGCAGGGCGCGTTCAAAGGTATGGCTCTCCGTAAAGGAGAGCTGTCGTGGGAAATTGCGGAAGCCAACGCTGACGGTTCTTTTGAACTCGTCCCGGAAGGTGGCAAGGTCAAGATCGCGTCCGTGACCGGCGATACGGTAACCGTCGGCATCAACAAGTACGGGTACGGCATCGGCGTAACTTGGGAAATCATGGAAGGCCGGAAACTGTATGCCTTCGTCGACCTGATGGATCAGGCCCGAGCGAAGTTGTACAAGAATTGGGCAGATGTCCATTACGGCCTGCTCGACGTAGCCGCCGCCACCAACGCCGTCGCATGGGTTGCTGGAGCATCAACTTTGGATCGTGATATTGCGACCATGAACGATGCGGCGTATCTCATCGCGAATGCCACCAAGGATTCCGGTTATGGTGATACTGCCAACGCTCCCATGATTCTGTATATCAGCCCGAAATATCGGGCACGTATGGAAATGGCACTTCAGGCGGTTCGCGGCGATATCGTGAGCGGTCGAGGCACAACCGGATCCACTCAGAAACTGGACTGGAATATCGAAGTTCGGTACACCTTCAACGGCAACATTACTGCCGATAAAGGCGTACTCGTTCTCCCCGGGCAGAAAATCCAGAACGCGGTTTATCTCCGCGAACTCGGACTCTCTCGTCAGGAAATCGAAAGCCTGTCTGAACTGCGGACCTACTGGACCGCATACGGCGCGGCAGTTGGTGATACCGACCAGTGCGCTCAGCTTTCCTTCAGTTAAGATAATGCCGGGGTCCTTCGGGGCCTCGGCTTTTGAGGAGTATTCTTGATGGCTATAACACCCGGAGTTGATACTTGGGCGACCGTCGCGGAAGCCGACACTTACCTTACTAATCTTGTCGGCGCATCCAACTGGTTTGCATTGCCTATATCCAATACGACACCCGGAACCGCCTCGAAAGAAGCTTACCTCGTTTCCGCCTTCTATTGGCTGTCCGGAGTCTACGGACTGGCCGAAGATGCGAGCGCCTCTGACCTGCTCAAAAGGGCTCAAGCAATCGCCGCTCAATGGCTCATAGAAAATCAGGATGACTATAAGGCCCATGATGCTATCATAGCGTCGGGCGTCTCCGAGTTCAGTTGGTCCCAGTGGACCGAGAAACTCACGACTTCAGTACGTCCTCCCCGATCCGTTTCAAGCATCCTCGTTCAACTCGGCATCGGCGGGAGCAACCAAGCCGTTCAACTGTACGGTGAAGACTACTCAGAATGAGCGTCTACACGGCTGGCGGTCCCCACTCGGGATTCGAGAAAGCCGCCACCACGTCCTTAAAGAAAATCAGCCCAAAGATGGTGCGTCTCCAAAAGGAGATTACAGCCATCATGTCCGACGCTCTCGCCCACCCTCAACGATCGGGGGCTTATTGGCGAGGCGTCGAAGCCAAGCTGGCCCAGAAATATAATCAGATTCAGAAGGCCTACTGGCAGTACGCCGGTACCGCGATGCCTGCCTCATACCGGGCGTCACTGGTCGACGTAGCCGCCCAGATTGCAAAGTCGAAGTCCTACCTTGGGACCGCACGACGAACGGTAGCACAGCTCGTCAGATCGCCCGCCACAGCTCAGATCACCAACGCTCTTTTGACTGACGCGGTCGCATCGATGGACGCGGCTATCTCGGGGGGCATGAGAAACGCCCGCCGATTGACTCGAATGACTCAGCAGGCGATCATTCAGGAATGGACATTAGATGCGGCCGTCGCCGAGTCGTTCGGGCGCGGAAACCTCGCCGGTTCGTTTACCGAAACTCTCGCAAAACGATCACCAGAATATGCCCACCTCCTCGAATCGTTCGAAGGCCAGCGGGTCATTCAAGCCGGGAGTAAAACCTTCACACCAGAATACTATGCCGAACTCGTCAGCCGGACGAAGTTCCATGAGGCGCAATTCATCGCGGCGAAACAGCAGGCGGCGAATTACAACACCGATCTGGTGGTTGTTTCGAACCATAACACCACCACGGTAATCTGCCAGCAGTATGAAGCGAAGACGTTCTCGATTTCTGGGACGTCAAAGATGTTCCCCGTACTCGATCAGGGCACTCCTTTCCATCCAAATTGTCTACACCTCACTTATCCGGTCTTTGAGGAGGCTATGATTATTGACGGCACCCTAGAAGGTCAGTCACAATTCTCACTAGGGAAATCGGATGCTCCGCCAGTCCCGGCAGGATTCATCCCGGTCTCCAAAAGGAGTTTGTAGATGTTCGCAATGTACCTCAACTCAAAAGCGATGCTGACCCCAGTCACCACAGATATCACGACCGGTGCACAGATAATAGGAACCGAGGAGGAGATAAGGTGTCAGGTTGTCGACGAAACGGAAATAAACTCAGGCGATGGTGGAACGAACATGCGCGAAGGATCAGGGTCACTCGTCGTGACCGCGACAGAAATCAGCGTGAAAGCAGGCGACCGCCTACAGATAACCGAAGTGCGCGGAACCCCGGTTGATCGTAAGACCCGGGTTGTTAAGAGCGTTGCCATCGTAGGCGGATTCAGATCGTCGCACAAGGAGCTGTTGATATGACAGGTACCTTCAGTCAGAGAATCAATCTCGACGGCTTGAGGAAGCTTCAGCGCAAGTCTCCGGCGATGTTTGCCAAGGCATTAGAGCGTCCGGCGATACAGATGCTCACGTGGATGAATACAGGCAGTCCCCGAGAGTCTCGGACTCCACCAATCAGGACCGGTGTTCTGAGAGGATCGGGGACAGCTTTCGTAGGTGGTAAATTAGTGGCGACGACACCTGCGGCAGGCGGAACGCCAACGCCTGCAGGAACGTCAGGAGCGCCTACCCCCTTGACGGTGCATTGGACCTATAATACAGACTATGCTTCAAAGATGCACGAACGGCCTGAGGGCGCATCGTGGGGAGCGTTTACCGAGCAAGCCGCAGATGCGGGCTCGAAGTGGATGGAGAAGCATGTTATCGCTGACCGTGAAGCGTTCGCCGAGTTCGTCGCGAAAGAGTTTAAAGCCTTGCTTGCAAAAGGAGCCGGACTGTGAGTCGCGTAGATACGATTTTATACAATCTTCAAGCGTGGCTCGCTACCGAGCTACCCAGCATCGTGACCGTGGCAGGAGGATTCCTTGAAGGGAGTCCGACTGATTGTACGGCCATTATAGACAGTGGTGGTGTCCCGTCGGTCGAAATAGACAGGACGGATGCTCAGTTTCAATTCATTTCCCGCTCGACGTCCAGAGTCACGGCAGGTATCGCGGCCAACAATCTGACCTCAGTTATGCGGGGTCGATTCGGTGGTCTCACACTCCCTGCCGTGACTGTCGAGGGTCATGATTTCCCGGAGGTCGTAGTGTGGAGTTTTACACCACAGCAGAAACCGGGCTATATTGGTATTGATGAGAATCGGCTACATATGTGGTCGGCGAATATAACAGTAGTCATAGGAGGTTAAACTATGGCAATAGGTGGAGCCCTTTATCAAGGCAATTCGGGTCTCGTCGCCGGTCCACTCGGCGTCGTAAAAGTCGGCTTTAACGGTTACGACATGGGTAAGACAGTATCGGAAGCGATGCTGGATGTTGTCCAGAACGTTAAAGATATCAATTACCAGCAGGACGGCACGGTTGCCGCTGACAAGGTGCGGACGGGCATGATCTTTCAGCTCAAAGTCACCTTCGGCGAAATCAATACCGGACTGCTCGCGGCCATCATGGCAGGATTCGACGCAACGTCAGTGAATCCTCTTGCGGACGCCGCTGTCCTGAATCGGTCCCTGTACTCCTCGATGAGGACCAACGAGGTCGCTCCTCTGAAAATTGCGAAGGTTGACGCCAATGGCTCGGTCTCCGATCTTGATGAGGACGTCCTGAGCTTCTACGAGGCCATCTGCAACGTGGATGGTACCCTCATCAACTGGGGTGCTGATACTCAGCGCGGCGTGGCCGTAACCTTCGACATTTACTGGCATGAGTTTGACGTCGTTGACCAGACCACCTACAAAGGGGCGTTTGGTTACTATGGCGATCCTCTCACCAGTGACGTTCCCGCCCTCGTATGGCCTGACAGATTCGGTCCTCAGATCATTTCAGCGGGCACGACAGCGGCCACGAGTATTGATGTGATCTTCGATGAAAAGACCGCCCTCATCGGTGGTGTGACTCTCGTTGATCGCTTCGCTCTCGTCGTGGATGGCGATTATGTCATCCCCACGGTTGCCACCATTGGAACTGATCCCGACGAGGACACGATAACCTTGACCGTTCCGTCTATCACCACGGGACAAGTCATCACACTCGACTTCCTGCCGAACAGTATTGAGGACCTTGAAACCGTCCCCAACCCGAACGGCAAGCAGACCGACATTTCGGTAACGAACAACGTATAATCAGTACGGCCCCCGGATGGGGGCTGATCTTATCAGATCGGAGGACTTCGGATGAGGTTCGAAAGTAAAATAGACCTCGACCTTGAATTGACATTGGTCGGGGGAGAGGAAAGAGAAATCGCGGGGCCTCGGCTTTCCGCGCGGCAGGCCGGAGCGCTGGCCCAGATGATGAATGACGGCGCGGCAGAGTTTGACAAGATGTCTCCGAAGAAAAGGACGCCCGAAGCTGTCGGCGTACTATTTTCAGGACAGCTATCAGAAGTCTATCCTGACGTAGCCCCAGAATGGTGGACAGAAAACCTGTCCCTTGGCACGATTAAGGAAATCCGGGACTTTGTTCTGGGTACACTTCTTGGTGTTGAAAGAAAGGGAGCCAGTTCCGGGAAGTAGCCCTCGCGCTTGCTGGAATGGGATATGATCCGGCGGGGGCAGAGATGCTCCTCGCCAGTTGCGGGGATGACAGTATCGCCTTATCCGAATTAGTCACTGACATTTCGGAGATGGCCGAGCGGTACCAGTCAGCCGGGATGCTCAGAATGGCATCAGCGATCAGGGCTGGAAACGCGACAGGGAAGGAAGGATTTTCGGCTTATATGAGCTGGCGAAATCAGATCGTCGACTCAATGAAGCCGAGACCGAAGCGGACAGTGTTTGACCGATTGAGTCAGGCATCGAAAGCACAGCCGTCGACCGTATGGGACCGCATAAGGGGGGACCGTGGCATATAAAGCCGGATCAGTTTTTGTAGACGCAAAACTTGACGATTCAAAGTTCCGCGCTGGCATGAAGTCCCTCGGCGGAGCCGTCGCAAAAGGCGCTTTGGCAATAGGCGCCGCTTTTGCCGCTGGAATGGTCGTGTCAATCAAGAAGGCCGACGAGTTCCAGAAGGCGATGAGCAACGTTGCCACCGTCATTGATACCTCAACAATCTCAACTCAGTCTTTGACATTCGCGCTTCTCAAAATGGATCCTGCGCTCGGTTCGACTACCGAACTGACCAACGGGCTCTATCAGGCGTTCTCGGCAGGTGCCGAAACAGCCGAGGAAGCATTGCAAATAACGGCCGACTCAGCGATGTTTGCCAAAGCGGCACTTACGGACACGAAGACCGCCGTCGACGTCTTGACGACCGCTCAGAACGCATACGGCAAAGATGTCATGGACACCACGAAGGCCGCTGATCTTTTCTTCACCACCATCAAGGAAGGTAAGATTACCGGTGAGCAACTCGCATCAACGATCGGTCAGTCAATACCTCTGTTCGCTTCGATGGGAATCGGGCTCGAAGAACTCACCTCTGGAATGGCCGCGATGACCAAGCAAGGTATCTCGGCGTCTGAAGCGACCACTCAGATGAACGCCATGGTCAACGCTTTCATCAAGCCGTCTCAAGAAATGTCAGCGGCGCTCGCTCAGGTCGGGTATGAGTCAGGTTCGGCGTTTATCGAGGCGGAAGGGCTCGCCGGGGCCTTGGAGTTCCTCGAAGAAACGACGAAAGGCAACAAGGACGAGATGAGCAAACTTGTCCCCAATATTCGAGGATTCAAAGGTGTCATGGCACTGACCGGCGAGGGTGGGAAAATCTTCAACGACGTATTGGCCGAAATGGGCGACTCGCTCGGGGCCAGCGCTGAGGCATTCGATAAGCAGGAGAAGACATTCGAGACCTTCAAGAATACCATGGACCGGACGATGGTCATTATGGGGAATATTGGGAAATCCTTCGTTGACGATATCGCAGGAGGAGCGACCGAAGCCACCGATCGCTTCAATGAGTTTCTTATGACAGGCGCCGCCGCCGAAATGTTCGGGCAAGTTATCGGGACAATCGCCGCCGCTTTTGCGGGCCTGAAGGAGTTCTTGATGCCGGTGGTCGATACACTCCGGGACGAACTTGGGGACATCTTCACGACCGTCTCAGACACGATACAGACGCTCACGGGCGAAACAGACGGGGCTTCCGCCGCGTTCAATGTTCTCGGCGTCATTTCCGCGTCCCTATCGCTCGGTATTTCTCTCGTCTCCTCTGTCGTTCAATCGTCGATAGAAATCTTCGGGTCATGGATTACCGCTATAACTGAAACCGGCAAGTCAATCGGCCTCCTTTTCCGCCTCATGAGTAGGGACGTCACTTGGGAAGATGTGAAGGACCAATTCGCCACCACAGGCGAAGCGTTCAAGACCTTGGGCACCAACTATGTCGACTCCTTTGTCGATCTATACAAGACCGGCGTTGAAGGCATCCAAGGATTCGGGGCCTCGGCTGAAACTATCTCAACCAATATCTCCTCGACCGTCTCGTCGACGTATGAGAAAACCAAGAACAATTTCACCTCAACCTATAACCATATCATCACCGGGCAAAAAGATGCCGACGATGAGATCAAAGATGAGGCCGAGGATCATGCCGACACTATGGTTTCAACCTATACCGGGTATTACGGAAAGATTATCGACGCTCAAGAAACAGCATGGTCAAAGATGTTGGCCGGAGACTCGGAACACTACGATGAAATGATGTCCAAAGCTCAGGACACACTCGGACAAGTTTCGAATATATACGCGGGGTCTTTCGGGGCCATTACTGAGGCCTCAGATATATTTCGAGAGAACCAGATGGCGGAGCAGACAGCAGATTACGAAAGACAATTGGAACGGCTCGACATGCAGTTGGAAAATGAGACAATCAGCAAGGCCGAATACGATGAGAAAAAAGAAGCTCTCGACATGAAACACGCCGCCGCCATGAACGCCATCGAAGAGAAACAATTCAAGGCAAGCAAGGCGAATCGAATCGCCAACGTTTGGATCGATGCCGCTTCCGCGATTATGGGGTGGTGGGCCGCCGCACCAGAACTTGGAATTATCGCCGGTCCGATAGTGGCCGGGATCATGACCGGGGTTACTTTGGGCGCGGCAACGGCCCAGTCGATCGCTATCGGTTCTCAGAACTTCATCCCGGCGTTCGCCGGTGGTGGTACGATGCGAGGCGACGGGTTCGCGAGGGTCA